GTGCAGTTACTACCAAACAAACACAACACTATACCGGTACTAAACTTATCGGAATCGGTACATTACACAAGTCCAATGCTGTCCCTATCTTCACCAATGACGAGGCTAAGGATATCTCAAGGATGCGCCGTGGTTAATTTAAGTTAAGGAGACTAATACAAATATATGCCAAAGGAAGATGTAGTTAAAGTAGAGGGAAAGGTAATCGATGTATTACCTAACGCCACATTCAGAATTAAGTTAGAAACAGGTACTTCTATACTGGGACACATTTCGGGTAGAATGCGTCAGCATGATATTAAAATCTTGTTGGGAGACAATGTTGACATAGAGATGAGTCCATATGACCTTTCTAAAGGTAGAATTGTTCGCCGACGATGAAATTTCACAAGCACGGATTCATTGGTAATCACAATGCTAATACGGTAAGCGAATGGTCTTCGGGGGATAGTTACGAACCCTTTCGTGAACGATTAAAAACAATGCCAATGGATTGGAGCTATAGACACTCTAAAATTTTTTATAGAATCAATGCTTTTGGTCATCGATCTAAGAATCTTGAAGAAACCAATTTAGATAATTATATCCTTTGTACAGGATGTAGTCACACTGAAGGAATCGGTGTTGAAGAAGATAAAATCTATCCTCATTTACTAGCTCAAAAGCTAAACTGCGATTATTATAATCTAGGTTTAGGGGCAACTGGTATAGACACAATCATACATAATTTAACTGTATGGTTTTCCGTCGTTTCTAAACCACCAAAAGCAGTTATCATTCAATGGCCGGATGTTACAAGAACAATGACTGGAGCCACTAGTGATACACTTCATCCTCGAGGTTTGTGGGAAAATAATAAACTCTACGAGGTTTTCATCAGTTTAGGTACTGATTTAAACTTTCTTGAAGCCAAAAGAATGATGGCACATCAATTGGTTCAGACAATGATCAAAGTACCCGTTGTTTACTTTGGTGTCGATAAGGTGATTCCCTTTAATGATGATACTATCATAGAGAAAATAATTGACAAAGCCAGAGACCTAAGTCATCCTGGGATCAAATCACACGAAAAGTTTGCTGAATCTATCTATGAATCCCTGATAAATAATGAATGTTTGAATTTTTATCAGAATATAGAACAAAAAAATTAAAGACGGCAGAACTCCCATACCCTCTAACTGAACTACAACCAGTTATCAGCAAAGCTACGCTTGAGTATCATTACGAAAGTCTAGCTAAAAGCTACGCCAAAAAGTATAATAATAACGAAGGCGATAAAGATTTCAACTATGCAGGTTGGTTCCTGCATGATATCTATTTTGCACAGTTTCAAAAGCCACAAGAAAGTGGCACTCCTAACGGTCCAGTATTGAATCTCATCAAACGTAAGTACGGTTGGTGGAAGGATTTCAAAGAACAATTCAAAGAAGAAGCAATGAAGATCCAAGGTTCAGGTTGGATCTATATGTCATATACCGGCGACATAAAAACAATAGTAAATCACGAGGTTCGTGACGATGTATTGATATTAGTAGACTGGTGGGAACATGCTTGGGCATTGGATTATCAATCCGATAAAAAAGCCTACTTAGAAAACACATGGAAAATTATGAATTGGAGTCATATCAACACAAGATGGGGTAAAAATTTATGAGGTTATCAGAATTCGCATTATCCAAAAATACATGGGAACTAATTATGGCTAATTCCGACAAAGAAGAAGTAGGTCATGAATTAGTAGATTTAGTTAAAACTGCATACAGTACAACCCCGAAAGGCAGTCTTGTTAATTCTCTAAAGGATGTTATTCCCAGTGACTGGAATGTTATTGATTGGGATCAAGATCCTGATATTGATAGCTGCGTTTTTTATAGACATAATAGGCCCAATGAAACATGGTTGGGATATAAAATACAGGGTGTGGGTCATGATGGAACTAGAACCAGTAAGGATTATGCTATAAATAAAGTTAAAGAATTATTAGATAAGAATGGAGTATGGATCGAATCTAGCGATGCTATGCGTCATGTTCTCAAAAAATTGAACACTGTACCTGTTACCGACGAGGCTTTCCTACAGAAATTATTTAATGACGATCAGTTGAGAATGATAGATCAAGATACATACCAAAGAAGGCTTCAAGATGGCACTGTCATTGAGGAAACTGTTTTTGGAAAACCAACTTTAAAGGGAAAAGAATGATTACGATCACTGGTGCTGCAAGAGCAAAAATTGAAGAGGTTTTAGCTGAAGAAAATGATTCTAAAGCAAGACTACGCATGTTTGTCCAAGGTGGAGGCTGTGCAGGATTCAGCTATGGATTCACTATAGATGAGGAGCAAAACGAGGATGATTTTGAAATCCCAGCAGGTTCCACAAGTGTCCTGGTTGACAGCATGAGCTTCCAATATTTGCAGGGCGCAGTTGTAGACTATAAAGATGACTTGGAAGGATCTAGATTTGCTATCACCAATCCACAAGCTTCTAGTACCTGCGGGTGCGGGAGTTCCTTTAGTGTATAAGATAAATACACAATAAGGATTAAAAATGGCAATTTCCGGCTTACAAGTAATTAATATTGGCTTGCAAAACGAATCGACAGGCAGCGATTCGCTTTATACTGCATTCAACAAAACAAAAACTAACTTTGCAACATTATTTGCAAATGCTAGTCCCTTCAATACCTTTACCGGTAATACTGGAATTTCCGTATCTGCTAATTCTACATTAGGAACGGTAGATATCACTAACATCGGTGTGACATATCTTCAAGCCGGTACTGGTATCACCCTATCTGGAAACACAGGTAATATAACTATTTCTTCTACTGGTGGAGGTGGAGGAGGCGGTGGTACAGTAACTAGCGTAGGTGTACTAACGGGTAGTGCTTCGCGGATAACTGTTTCAGGTTCCCCTATTGTAAGTTCAGGTAATATCACGTTAGATTTAGCTGCTACCGGAGTAACAGCAGGAACCTATACATATCCCACACTTACTGTAGATGCATATGGAAGACTAACATCCGTTGCTAATGGTGCGAGTACCGGTACAGTTACCAGTATAGGCATCACTCCTGGATTTGGTATTCAAGTTACTGGGAGTCCTATCACAACAAGTGGTAATATTACGGTACTGAATACGGGTGTCACACGTTTGAATGCAGGCACCGGTATTAGCCTAAGTGGCAGCAACGGCAACGTCACTATATCTACCGCAGCCGGTTCAGGAACTGTCACTAGCGTCGGAGTGTCCAGCTCCACACTAACTGTTTCAGGTAGCCCGGTAGTCTCGGCAGGAATTATTACCTTAGACCTCCCTTCTTCTATTTCTTTGGCAGGTAATGTTACTGTCAGCGGTGACTTGATATTAAACGGAAGCGAAGATTTGGCACCAAGTGGTGCTGCCAATTTAGATGTGACGGCTAGCTATTTTAGTACGTCAGGTGCAGAAACTGCTACACTGGCGGCTGGCACTAATGGGCAAGTAAAAACATTCATGATGGTTGCGGATGGAGGTGACATGGTTATTACTGTAACAAACGCAGGATGGAAAACAAGTGGCACTGGCACTATCACATTCGACACCATAGGCGATAGTTGTATATTACAGTACATAGCGAGCAAATGGTTTGTAGTTGGAAATAATGGGTGTACGTTTGCATAAGCCACAAAAAAGCCCTACATTGTAGGGCTTTTTTAATTCAAGCAGAAATTACTTGCTTAACATAAACTCTGAATATTTATCCTTACACATAGTAGGGATATCTTCCCAAGGATATTCTAGATAGAACGGACATACACCTTTCCACTTTTTATTTTTCACAAAGAAAGTCAATTCATTGAGATCCTCTTTTTTAGAGGGATTGAACTTACGCCTAACGTGAAACGTATCCAGTTTAGTGTATCTCATACTATTAGTGGCGGATACCGCCACTCCCTGTTATTCAGTGACGGGTTGGGCAGTTTCTTCAGTGCCTGCTTCCTCAGAGGCTTCAACTTTAGCCTTCTTAGCACGGGCCTTGATAGACTCGACACTGGGCTTAGCCTTAGCCTTAGACACCTTGACCTTGACGGTGCCTTTAGTGGCTTCCTTCTCACGGTCGGCAATGTAGTCCGCAATGGTAGCCTGATCAGCAGGAGATTGGAAATCGGCATGTGCCGCCATATACTTGAGTGCCTCAAGTTTGGTCATCTCACTGGGAAGTTCGATGAAGTCACAACGGGTAGCACCACCCTTTGTGAATTGTTTGATACGGCGAACCATATCATCAGTAAAGCGAACCTTTGTAGAATCGCCATGAACAGTAATACCAACAACTTTAAAAGTTTGATTAGCCATAATGTTTCCTTTACATATTAGCTAGGTTAATGAAATTGTGCAAATCGCACTATTGTTATGATAACACCGGGCAATGAACATGTCAATGACCGGTATTACCAAAACTCAGACAACGAGGGAAGCTGATTCGGACAGCAATCTCGGACCGTACATACCTAAAAGCATTTGGTATGCATTGTACGGGTTGTCTGCCTGAACGGTAACTCGCATAAATCCACCAGGGACAGTCTCAATAAGAGCCCAATAAGTATTCATTTTACGATCTCCAAATCAAAAAAGTACTAACAAGAATTACTGCGATCCAGCCCACAGTATCGAATGTGTGAGCATAAGTATACAACCAATTTTTAATTTTGTCAAGCATGATTACATCGTCACCACGTAGGGCTTGTTCCACTTGCCGATATTAACATCGACATAATATGCCGTGTCAAAATAATCGGTCTGTGCATCAGAATTGTCGTACCAACCTGCCGACTTCATAGCAGCAAATGCTTGGGTCAGAAACTCCTTCGCCTTACCGGTGAAGTGCTCCTGGAACCAGTAGGGGTTCACATCCAGATTTCGATTCTTGCGAATGTACGCAACCTGATCCGCCGACATGTTCTTGGCGTAGGGCTTGTTGATATCGGCTTCGATGAAATTTTCAATGAAGTCGATCTTGCCGGACTTGACGTTCAGGACAATCGTAGAATGATTGCGAACCGAAAGACTACCCTTGACACCGAACTTGGCAAGCACGGGCTTGAGAGCGGTTGCGATCTTTGCTTTGCGTTCCTGATTCATGTAAGCCATTTTTTGCTCCGTTATCTAACTGTCTAAGACTCTATTATATACCCAAATCCATTTATTGTCAAGCCTTGAGGGCCTTGAAGGATCGGATAAATTCGGGTCCAACATCCAAACTTACGTAGTCCTCACCTTGCATACCCTGCTCAGAGTAAGAAACATCGGTGCCAAGCCGAAGGTCATTGAGCATAGACAACAATTCCTTCAGGAATTGGTTGTCTGTATAGATCAGTCCATGATCCTCGACAGCCCAAACATCGGTGTCAAAGTAGACACGGAGTTCGCCAAAATTAGCAGCGTCGGTTTCGTATGCAAGGTCAAGTCCAACAACGGGGACCTTGGCAGATCGATTAGACCAATAACCAGAACCATCAGTAGAAAGAACCTTAGAAACTAGCAGCATTTTTTGCTCCGTTGTTTAACTGTCTAAGACTCTATTATAGAGCCAAATCCATTTATTGTCAACCTTTTATTCTTTGGAGGTAATCAAGCCGCCTCCAACATGTTAGCCGGAACTCGCCAGTTAGTCATACCAACTCGGACATGAATAAACTTGCGCTTTACATCCGTCACCTCACCAATCATGACCTGACCGGTGCGGGTATTACGAAACTTTGCACGACTACCCTTGACCAAAGTGTACTTGACCTGCTTGGCAAGATTAGCCCGAGCAAACTTGACGGCATCGATAACCGCGGTCAGTTCATCATTGGTCAGGTCACCAAACATGATGCCCCGAGTAATATCATGAATCGTAGTCATTTCGAACTCCTGTTCTTAACTGTTGATGAGTGTATTATATACCCGAACCGATTTATTGTCAAGTATCCCAATCATCCAATCTACGGTACTTTTGCTTACGCTTATATTGATTCTGTAGGTCCTTCTTCGAAGGGGTAAAACCCTCATCATCGAACCAGCCACGCTTACGATCCTTCTGCCGCTTCTTCTTACGGTCAAAGGTGTCCTGCTCACGCTTCATGATAAATTACTGCCAGTCAGCCTCTCGGTTAGTGAACTTCGGCTTACGCTTGTAGCCGTCTTTACGTTCCACACGCTTCGGTTTGAAGGGTGTGTTTTCTGCAAAAAGCACGTAATGGTTACGTTGCTTTACTTGCGGAACCTTGAATGAGATTGTTTGCTTACGCATTTCGAACACCAAAACTTAACTATTTCTTATTATAGTTCAAAATGGTATTTATGTCAACCGATGGTTAGGTTTACGCTTTTGATGGATTTGACTGCAAAACTGCGCCAGCCCTGTGCTTCTACATCATAAACGGCGATCACATCCTCGTTGACTTTACGTGGCTTCTTGCCTTCAGTCACAGGAGCTTCGGGAAGCAATTTAGGATCCAATGTGCATTTCATGACACGTTCGGTACCATCCTTTTTAGTAAAGGTCACTGTAGTGACTTCTACTTTCAAAATACCTTTTAGCCATTTGCCAAACTTGGCCCAATCTTTGTCAGTAAAAGTTGTGCTAATAACCATTTCGTTATTTTCCATTTTGTTCTTCCCAAGTAGTAAAAAATACTTCAACCTTTTTATCATCAGACCATGACTTAGTGTAATCATTGTCAACATCACATATAGCCAGTGCTTCTTCTTTACTAACTACACGGTGACTAACGATTGTTTCGCCTAGGTGTTCCTGTGAAAATTCTTTGGCATCTTCCATCGTTACAGTATCCAATGCCCAAAGAGATTTGTCTTTGCCATAGTCATCGGTACCTACGGGCACTTCGACCATGTAACGCATACGAAACATAGAAACAGTTTCTACCAATACCAATTGAGTTTTTTCTGTCATATAACCAACCTTATAAGTGCAACACTATCAATTAAAACAAGTAGCAAATAGTTTGCTACCATTCCCGAACTTTGCCGTGTGTACGCAGCCCAGCAAAATATTCCGCATTGCAAAATGAACAATGGATAGAGAATCAAGAATGGGGGAGTAGGCACAGTTAGCATCATTACTACCGAACAGGTTATGCTTAAAGCCCATGCGAAAATTTCTAGAATACATCGTAACGGATTAGATTTCCAATCTTCACGTATCCAGTTTATTATACCATAAAAAATATCATTCATACCTTATGATATCATAAGGAGAATTAAATGTCATGGTTTTTGGATAATTATTGTGTACAGATTCTTTCTCGGTATACAGTGCCATCACCAAGCTGTACTTCACGCCAGCTTGAGCATTGTGGAATCGGTGTCACTGGTACCGGTGTGAGAACTTCCTCAACTACAACCGGGCCAGGATAATTTCTACGATGCATGTGATCTATAATGATTGCAGTACCGATACCTGTAATGATAGCAGGGGCTACCCAATTACGGTTATGAACCCTAGGAGGAACACGGTAATGATGGTGGTGATGATAATGATTCAATGAGGGTGAACCCGGTCTTTGATAGGGATGCTGTGCAAGAGCCGAGCCCGCAAATGCAGAAAGAATAACTCCGAAAAGAATAGATTTCATGTTGTACCTCATATCATTATAACGTTTCAATGTTATTTATCGTTGACATGGTTCTTATGATTTTCGATGGCTTGTTGCAAAATCAAAGTTACCATTTCGTTCATTGTAATGTCTCGCTTGTGCGCTTCCAGTGCTAGCATCAATACAACATCGTCATCCAAATCCAACGGGACTTGAATTCTACGATCAAAAGGCAGGTTATTGAAAATTGCATTAGCCTTTTCAAAAAAGTCCTCGGATACTTCAAGTACAGTCCACTTTACATCGTCCCAAGCATGGTCGGGATCGATTCCCCTTTCATTGCATTCACGTAGATATGCAGACTTGAAATCGGGGTTAAAATAACGATACGGGCCGGGCAAATTGTCGTCGCCGTCTTCCTTTGCAGATACTTCGGCTTCGTACACTCCTTGCGTCTTGGCATCAAAAATAACAGAACCATGTGCATACTCAGATTCGAAATCCAAATATCGGGCATCAGGTCCATAGCATTGCCAAGTAAATTCGGAACCACCGCTGATTCTATGTCCGAATGCTTCAATAAATTTTCCTAGTTCCATATTTACCTCTTAGATTGTAGAAAGATTATATGCGAGATTACAAAATAAATCAAGCATAGTTTACCCATTTACAGGGTATGCAAAACTTTTTGCAGGTCTTCGAAATTCTTGAACACCTGACTACCGTGGCTGCTAGTACGCAGAACAATGAAATTTCGGTTATAGATTTCCACAGTAGCATCAAGTTTGCGGGCACGACCGAATGTCACCGACAGATATTTAGTGCCCTTCTTGTTAGTGTGTTCACCTTGAAGAATCCCATAAGGCGCATTAAATTCATGCCCACGGGTAGTCAGGTATGAATACACTGAAAATTGAATTTGTTGGCTATTCATTGTTTTTAATTTCATTGTATTGACGTTGAAATTCCTGTACAAAAGCCCGAAGTTCTTGTGCTTCCTCAGGGTTATCTTGTATCCAGGCATGCATTCCTTGATGGTCATGCAAATAAGTATTCCAAAGTTTCTCAAACTTACGAGCAGTTGGATGATCCAATGCCATAAGCGCCTCCGGAGGGGGCAGCGTAGTATTAATGCTATTCATTATTTACCTCTTACTACAGATAAACACGTTCAAAATGAATACCAAATTCAGGACACTGCCTCTCAATTTGAAGATGCAAGACCATTGGGGTATCCTTAAGTACATAGTGTACAATAATACGTTCGTAGGGTGAACGCTTACCATACTTTTCTGCTACCGCTGCAGCCAACATTAAGTGTTGGCTACGGGTAGGTTGATAGCTAGTGTTAGTCACTTGACACCAAACGTATTGAGACTGGGTTGCAGGGTATTGATCAGTTCGGTCTCACGTGCATGAGCGGGGCGCTTACCACGCACAACCTCGATGACACCGAATACAAAACGCTCGGCACCACGCTCACGCAGGGCACGTGACAGACCCCAGTCCTTGTTTTCAACAAGGGCCCGTTGCATATGCTTTTGCATACGACGGGTCAGGGTTTTACGCACATTGCCCTTGAAACACATAGCCGTAAGGCCGATGTAATACTCATGGGTCACTACGTCCTGAATGAAGTAGATGACCTGATTACGATCGGTCCTGCGCTTACGGGTGTTTTTCGAGTTCATGTATGTATTATATACCCAAACCCATTTATTGTCAAGCCTTGGCCTGACGAGCCGAAATTTGGTCTTCGATCATCTTACGGAAACCAGCCGGAGTAACTTCGTACCCACCCTCCTTGAGCCACTTTTTGATATGGGGCAGAAGGTAGCCCTTGGATTCCAGAATCGTCAGAGGAGCCATCTTCTCACCTTCCAGTTTTTGGAAGTATTCCTCGACCGTGAAGTTTTTGACGAGGAAGCTCAGAAAACTGGCTCGGCCACCGCGCTTGAATCGGGCGACAAACCTGCCGTTGTACATAGCATACTCACCCGACGTAAACTGCTCTTTCACGAATTTGGTCATTTCAAGTTCCGTTAATCGATCAATACACGTATTATATGCCCAAACCCATTTATTGTCAACC